GCTCGTCACAGCTAACCCCGATCTCAACGGCGTCACCAACCCGATCGACGATGCCGACATCGGACGCGATCAAGAATCCGATCCCGACTTTCGAGTACGTCGATCGGTCGAGTTGTTTGCGGGCAACGTCGGCGGGCTTGCGGCGATCACCGCTGTAGTTTCCAAAGTCAACGGCGTGACATCGGTGCGGACGTATCACAACCCCAACGTGCCCGGCGCGGACCTCGATGGTATCCCGTTCAAAGCGTTCAACGTCGTCGTCGAAACTAACCCAACGCCCCCCGGCATTGCGCTTCGACAGTCGATCGCGGATGCAATCTTCTCAGCTACCGGCGCGGGGGGTGAAGCGTACGGCACCGACTTTCCCGAGACCGTCACCGACTCCGAGGGCATTGTGCAAAACGTCGCTTTCGACTTGATCGACGAGGTCGACGTCTTCATCAACGTCGACATCGACACGACCGGCACCGAGCAAGTCGTCTCGACTAACATGGCCGATGTAGTCGCGGCGCAAGTCCTCGCCACTGCCAACGCAAACTTCAACGGCATCGGTAAGAATCAACTCACATATGAGTACGTCGCAATCGTGTCGGGGCTGCAAGCGTCCGGCGAGATCACCGGGGCCGTGTCGGTAGCCGTGACGCTGTCGCGCATCGCACAGATCGGCCCGTTCTTTGACCCGCTAGAGATCGGGATCCGCGAGCGTCCCGAGTTTGACTCGGGCCGCATCGTCGTCACGGTGACGCCATGAGATTCGGCATCGGTGGCACGTGGGGGCTCAGCTCCTTTTGGGGGATCACGCACCCCTTTTGTGAGCTTGCAGATGAGCGCGTGCTCATTCAGATGGACGATGAGACGAGCAACCGAAAGTTTCGGGATCTGATCTGCGATCTCGTCGAAGGTCTTGAACAATACGTCGACGTTCTCAACGCGGTCAAGGTCGCTTTCGATATCGACAGCGCGGTCGGCGTACAACTCGACGCGATCGGTGGCGTGGTCGGCTTGCCGCGGCAAGGATTCAACGACGATCGGTACCGTGTTTTTCTTGAGATACAGATCGAGTTGTTGATCTCCGCGAACCGTGACGACGCGGAGTGGACCGGCACGATCGCCAACCTCCTCACCATCTCCCGCACCTTCATCGGCACCGGCATCCTTGCGCCGGTTATCTACACGGCATCCGGCCCATCCTCGTACTTTCTCACCGTGCCCGGCATCGTGCTTGCGGAGTTGTTGATCTTGATCAACTTCATTTGCCGCGCGACTTATGCCGGCGTGCTTGGGCAAGTGCAAGTTATCCTTGCCGACGACTCGCTATGGAATAGCGAAAGCGTCGGACCGTTTCTCAACGAGGGCAATTGGAATTCCGCAAGCGTCGCCGTTGCTCCCCCGATGATCTGGAATTTCTCCGTGCCTATTGGCACCCAACCTTGCGAGTAGAATCATGGCAACGAAACCCGGATCCACGTACACCCACGCGACCGATCTCACCTTCACGAGCGGCCCGGCCAACACCTTCGACACGAAACTTCCCGTGCCCTTCCCGGCGCAAGGCTTCATCCCCGGCACGGGTGCGGACGCGGAGCACGTCAACACACTTTTCAATATCACCGGGGATTGGATCACAAGTTGGCTAGCGCTCGGGTCTGCGGTGGCCGGACTGGACGCGCATCTCGTCGAGACTAGCGGATCGGGAGAGACCCGGATCGCCACCGGGATCTTCGGCGGCACACTTGCCGCGGGCCCCGGTCTTGTCGTCACCGAAAACGCGGGGATTCAAAGCGCCACGATCTTCAACTCAAACGCGGCGGGCAATGCCCTCGAAGTCGGTGCGACCTCGACGATCGCCGCGGCTATCATCACCAACAACGGCAACGGCGTCGGGCTCACCGTTGACTCGGTCGGCGGTGAGGGTGTGCGCGTCACGGCGGGCGGGACTCTCACTGGGCTCGTCTCCACCGGTGGCCCCGCGGGCGGCACCGGTGTCACGGGCATCGGGCTCGGTGGGGGCTTTGGTCTCAACGGTGTCGCCGGCCCGACGGGCGGGGGGGTGCAAGCGCTCGGCATTGCGACCTCACCTCAACCGGCGCTTGCGGCGCTCGGGTCGATCTTCCCCGCGGCTCAAGTCCGCGGCACGATCTACATGCAACCGACGGTCGTGCCCGGCACCCCGATCGATGGCGACTTTTGGAAACGCCCGGGCACCGTGTCCTTGGAGCGCGGCGGGCTAGAGTGGCAAGACCCCGCGGGCGGTGCACTCGGTGCGGCACCGGGCAAGCAACGCGCGCACTCGACGACCGAGGGCTTCGGGTACGGGTACGCGGAGTCGCTCGGGGACACCTCCGAGGCTGCGACGAGCACGATCAACAAGGTCACGATGTCGATGGGCTCATCGTCGGGCAAATTCAATCAACCCAACGGCAATTACATCGTCGAGTATTCGGCAACGGTGCGACTCGGTGCCGGTGCCGGTCTTGGCATCCGGGCGGTGGTGACTTTCTTGAGCCCGGGCAGTGGGTCGGTCGCCACGTACACCGACTTCGCGGCGGTCGGTGAGCGCAAGACCGTTTCGTTTTTCATGCGGCACACGTTAGCCAACCCGGGCGGCCCCGATCTTTTCCATCTCGCCATCGCATCGAACGGCGGTGCACCGGGCCCCGCGTCCGAAGTGATCATCGACAACGCGCGCATCGTTGCGCGGGGATCGTACGAGTAGCATGTCCGGTCCGCTCACCCTCACCGATCGCGTGATCGAAGAGGCCGCCGCCATCGTTGGCGCCGGCAACTTTCGGTACGTCGCTTTTCAGCGGCTCGGCATCCCGGTCGCCACGTTTCAAGCGTGGATCCGCAAGGGTCTCAAGGCCCGGCGCGAGGGTGTGGACAACATACAGGCGAAGCTAGTGCGCGCGCTCGACATGGCCGAGGGGGAGTGCCATGCGCAACTATTGCAAGACGTGCTGTCGGCCGACGATCCGCGACTCAAGATGGACTTCTTGCGGGCTCGATACAACAAGCTGTACAGCAACAACCCCAACGCGCACCTTGACGACGAGACGGGTGAGATGATCAAGCGCGAAGCGGCCGAGATCCTAGCGGAAAAACTGTCGAGGTTTCTCGATGGAAACTGAGATGCCGATGCCGGAGATCGTCCGGCGTCTCTTGCCTTTGACGCCCGACAAGATCGCCAAGATCGTCGAGTCAATGGAGGTCGACGAACTCGATACTGTGCTTTCAGATTGGTCGTTGTGGCGCTTGCCGTATCAGACCTTGCCCCCGGGCGATTGGCGACGGTGGATCTTTCGCGCCGGTCGAGGCACCGGCAAGACGCACACCGGCGCCGCGACTACCAACGACGTCGCCGCGGACCGCACGAAGATCAAGCGCGGGGAGATCGCCTTGTGGGGACGTACCCACGACGATGTGCGTTTCACTATGGTCGAAGGCCCGTCCGGCATCCTCGCCACGGCGCCCCGAAACTTCCGACCCAAGTGGGAGCCCGGAAACAAATTGCTCACGTGGCCCAACGGGGTCAAGGGTCGGATCTTCTCGGCTGATAAACCGGAGCAAGGTCGAGGGCCTAACGCCGCTTGGGTGTGGGCCGATGAGCCCGCGCACTGGCCCAACTTTGCCAAAACATGGTGGGAAGTAATCGAGCCCGGCTTGCGTGCGGGATGGGCTCGCGCGATGCTCACGACAACGCCGTTGCCCGCGTCGGATCTTCGTGCACTCGAAGACGAGCCGGGCACCGTAGTCTCGCGCGCGTCGACCTTCGACAACGCCTTCTTGCCGAAGGAGGTGCGAGATCTTTTTCGTGCGCATTACGAGGGCACGCGCATCGGTCGGCAAGAGTTGCTCGGTGAGTACCTCACAACAAACGAGCACGCGCTTTGGGACTTCGACAACCTCGAAGCCAACCGCGTCAAGGATGCGCCGACACTTCGCCGCATTGTGGTCGCGGTCGATCCGGCTGTCACTGCTCACAAGGACTCGGACGAAACCGGGATCGTTGTGTGCGGCATCGACTCGACGAAACATGGATACGTGCTCGCGGATAAGTCGGGCACCTACTCACCCCACGCATGGGCCAAACAAGCGATCGCCGCGTACCTGAGATACGATGCCGACTGTATCGTTGTCGAGGTCAACAACGGGGGCGACCTCGTTGCCGCGAACATCCGCGCGGTAGATCCCCGGGTCAAGGTGAAGAGCGTGCGAGCAAGTCGCGGCAAGGTGACGCGAGCGGAGCCCGTCGCCGCGTTGTACGAGCGCAACCTCGTGCACCATGTCGGGGTACACGACACCCTCGAAACTCAACTCACCTCGTGGGATGCTTCGATGTCGAAGAGCCCCGACAGACTCGACGCTTTGGTGTGGGGCTTTCACGAATTACTTTTGCAATCCGATCGACCGGCCGGACCTCTCCGGGCCTATCTCTAGGACACGATGAACGACAAAACAAAACTAGCCCCCGGAGTCACGATGCAAATTCGCGGCGACGATTACGCCAACGCCATCACGGGACTCGCGGGCGCAAAAGATAAGTCGTCTTACGGGTACGTGTTGGAGCGCCCCAAACTACAGACCGAAACGCTGTCGGTGTTGTACGAGCAAGACGCAATGTCGGCGCGCATCGTCGACCGACTCGTTGACGATGCGACGCGCGAGGGCTTCACCCTCACCGGCACCGACGAGGCTTTCGACTTCGCGTCGGTACAGTCCGAACTCGAAGACCTCGATGCGCTCAACGGTATCGCGGACGCGTGGCGGTGGTCGAGATTATACGGCGGTGCGATCTTGATCATGGTCGTCAACGATGGGCAGACGATGGACATGCCGCTCAACCTCGACACCGCGACGAAGTTGTCTTCGTTGCAAGTCGTCGAAGCGCCCTTCGTCAACCCGTCGGGCTTCAACCCCGGGCTCGGTGCTCGCGCCTTCCGTCGCCCGAGTCATTACGACATCACGGTGCCCTTCGGGAGCAACGCGATCCGCAAGGTGCATCGGTCCCGCACGATCCGCTTCGACGGCATGCGCGTCGCACCTACGCGGATGATCCAAAACAATGGTTGGGGCCCGTCAATTTTGGAGCGCGTGTACACCGAGATCTCACAGCTTGGCGAGGTGATGGGCTACGCCCGATCGATCATGCACGACATCTCGATCCAAGTGTACAAACTCGAAGGCTTGCGCGAGGCGTTGTGTGGGTCGGCTCAGGATCAACAAGACATCAAGGGGGTGATGGAGGCGCTCCGCATGAGCGTCGACAATTTGCACGTGCTCGCGCTCGACAAAAACGACGAATATTCGGAGGTCAACCGCAACGTGTCGGGGCTCGACTTGTTGCTCAATCAATTCATCGACGGGCTCACCCGCGCGACCGACTACCCACGGCCGGTGTTGCTCGGGGAAACACCCTCGGGGCTCAACGCTTCGGGGGATTCGACCATGCGATCTTACTTCGATTGGGTCGCCTCGCAACAAGGGCTCAAGCTCACCCCGGTCCTCACCGAATTGCTCAACGTACTCTTCGCCGTCCGCAAGAACAACAACGAAGACGTGCCCGAGGAATTCACGATCGACTTCAACCCGCTTTGGCAACCGACCGCGACGGAGAAAGCCGATACCACGCTCAAGAATTCTCAGTCAGATCAGATCTACATGCTCAACGGTGTCACGTCGGCGGATGAAGTCCGCGCGCGCTTGATCTCCGAGGGTGTACTGTCCCCGTTGGAGAGCCCCGATCGTGCCGGAGAAACCTAGTACCCTTAGCGGGCTCAACCAAGAATTCCCCGAGCGTCTTGCCGACGAACTCGCGCGCAAGTACGGGGCGATGAATGCGGTCGCCCTCAAGATCATCGCGGACAAACTTGTGCCGGCGATCCGCACGGGTAGCAACGCGGAGATCTTCGCGGCGATCGTGCTCGTCGAGGCGGCGCTTGCGATCGCGTTTCCCGACTCGAAGATCCGCGACGAGGCGCGCTCGGTTGCGACGATTCAAAACGACCGACACCGGCGCTTGTTTTTCGACGCGTTGCAAAAGCAATTGAATGTCGAGGTGATCGGGAGCGATGAGCCCGGCACCGAGATCAACGTGCCGACGTTCTTGCCGACCGCGGCGCTACCTCGCCCGGGCTCGGTGCGACTTGTTGTCCGCGCAAACATGTCGCCGCAATTGCTCAACGATCAATTCGTCGACGACAACGTGCGGCTCGTGTCGACCTTGCGGCAAGGCGTGCTTGATGGGCTCGGTGATTCTGTCACGCGCTCGGTGATGCTAGGTGAGGGCATCGAGGGTGAAGACCTCGGGCCCAACCCAACACGCGACGAGCTTGCCGATCGACTCCTCGACAAGTGGCAACGCTCGGGGGTGCCGTCGAAGATCCCGATCCGCCGACTTCGCAAGGATGGATCCCCGGTCTTGATCACCCTTGAGAATCACGCGGCACTCATCGCACGCGATCAAGTTTCAAAACTAAACGGCCAACTCAATCGCACACGACAGACCGCCGCGGGCATAACTAAATTTGTGTGGGAAACGCAGAAAGATTCACGCGTACGCTCGCAACATGCGGCACTCCAGAGCCGCACGTTTACGTGGGCCGATGGTGCCCCCGGTGTCGGTATCCCGGGTCAACCAATTCAATGTCGGTGCTGGGGTCGCGCGGTAGTCGATCGCGCGCAAGTCTTGAGTGATGGCGACTTCATCAACATAGACGATCCCAACGTGCGCGGTGAGGTGCTCACCGAACGCCCCGGACTTGAAGCCAACGACCCCGGCCCCGGTGCTGCGCTATAAGCGCACCCCAATTTGGGGCTCAATACGCTCGGGGCCCGACTAAGACGCCCCCAGATACACCTTAGAAGCCACACACGCCTCGCTGTGAGGTTCTGTCGGAGGGGTGGCGTGCTCGGACCTCCGAGGTTGGAGGGGCCTTAGCGTGGCGCCTATGGCTTCTCAGGATAGGGGGTACCCGAGGTGCGCCATGCGCGCGATGGCATCTTTGCTACCATCGGCCGCGAACGCGACCCACCCAACGCACTCAAGGTCCGCGATCCACTTGGCTTGTGTGGCGCTCACGCGCCCCCCACGGGCTCGCTTCATCTCGACCCCTACGCCCCGGGCCCGCGTGTAGGACTCGGCACCGTCGATCGTGACGACACCCAAGACGAATTTCGGGGGTGGCGAGAAGACGAGAAAGTCCGGCACCCCCGACGAGACACCCATGCGTTGCAGCGTCGCCGCTTCGCGTGCGCCCCGTCGCCCCTCGTTGGGTACGTGGCAAAACAAAAGTCGACGACGTCGAAGCCATCGCGCGAAGTCGATCGACTCTTGCGTTTCGGTAAGCTCGCCCGGCTTGCGCTTACTCATGCGAGCGCCTTCGAGATCCGCGGACCGAGATCGATCGCGTCTTGTCGATCTTGCCCATGCTTGCCCGCGTGTTGTTGGCGAAACACGTGCGCGCTTGCTTCCGAGAGGAGCGCACGCGCGTCGTCGACATGTCCGAGATCTTCGAAGGCAGCACGGACGAGAGCCGCGTCGACGTTCCACACCGCGAGCACCGACGCGAACGGGGCGGACTGCGCTTCACCGTATCCTTCGAACTTGAGGCGCTTCGAGAAGAAGACTCGGACGTCCGCACGCCACACCGCCGCGAACGCCTTCGTCGAAGTGTCACACTTCAGCAAGGCGATCACCGGGCCGGCGTGCGCTTCACACTTCTCGATCCACGGTCCCGGCTTCGAGTAAGGCGGATTGACCCACACCGAACCGAGCCACGTCGCGGCGAGACCGTCTCCGAGTTCGTCGCCATCGCACGCGAGCAAGAACGGGCGGACGTGGCTCTCGGGATGCCAACATGGATCGGTGTCGATCCCGTCGAGAAGCGCGTCGACGATCTCGACAAGCCACGCGGGGGTGAAGCTTTTATCTCCGCGACCTTCTCGCGCGGTTCGTCCGAACGACTCCATGTGTTAGCGCAACTCCCGAAGCAACGGTTGCACGTACTTGCGAGACCATGAGCGGCGCCGGTATCCGGTGTCAATGTGCACGCGCGTGCCTCGGTGGTAGCGGTACAGACCAAGACCAATTTTCAAGTCGCGCCCGAGGGTCAAGTACAACTCACCCGCGGCACGGTACAGACGCTCTTGATCTTCGCGGGACTTGTGCCCATCGGGGAGGTCGAGATCGAGGGCTCGGAAGTGGAGGTGCATCGAGTTGCGTGCGCCGCCGACTTGCTTGTTGTACGGGTTGGGTCGGTATCCGTTGCCGACGATCAAGGGGTGCCCGCACTTGCTTCGGATCCGCTCAGCCAACAAGAGCGTCGGGATCATGCGCGGCCACCATGCGCGCGGCGGTGCGTCGACCGTCACTCCGAGGCGGCGCATGGTCAAGACCTCACGCGCCGAGAAGTGATCGATGCCGTGCCGCACGATGTACTCATCAAGGGTCTCGCCTTCCCGAACCGATGGAGCGTCTATCGCTTCCACGTTGCGTCCTCCGTCAATAGGTCGAAAAGCTGCTCAAGGTTGAGAGATCGCGCGGTGTTGTAGTCGACGATTCTATTGAGGTGCAACGCCTTCGCAACATCGTGCGGCACGCCGATCTCAGACGCGGGGATCTGGTGCGTCTCAACGGTGTCGTCTTCGTCGGATAGGATGTCGACCTCGATCTCTCGCGCCGGCTCACGCGGTGGCGTCGACGGTCGAGACTCGACGAAGGGGAGGGAAGAGCGGGGACGAAGGTGAATTACTTGGGGGTTGCTCATTGTGGATTTATCCTCTCGGCTTGGCGACTCCACCACCAAGCACGGTTATCAATTCGACCGATGCGCCGGCCGATCTGTCGTTGCTTTCGTGCGTGAAAGCGTCGGGTCTTCTTCGACCCGTTGCGACTGCTCAATTCATGGCGTCGCATCTCGGTCTTGAGTGCGTCGGCTTGATCGTGCAAGAGCCTCGCGCGCCCCCGCATCGACTTCGCGCGGACCTTTGGATCTCGCGTCTTGATCCTGCCTAGTAACTTGACGACCTCAAGACCTAGGGAGATTAGCTTGCCGGGTTTCACTTGATCGCCTCGCGGATCTCCGCGCTTGCCTGTGCCGCGGTGCGTGCCTCTTCGAGAGTCGACGCGGCACCGTGCCCGGCGATGCCAAGCCCGTCGTCGTGGAAGTGGCTTTCGGCCCATCGCCATCGCGGCGTTGTGATGCACTTGAAAAACGTGTGCCGCCCATCGGTCAAGGTGCCGGGGCGGTCGGGGTCGTGGGTTAGTTCGATCATCGTTTCTTGTTTCCGTGGTTGAGGTTGAAGACGTCCAAGAGTGCGGCTTCTTGGCTGTCGTTGACGAGCGGATCTTCGATCGCCGCCATGAGTAAAAGGTGCGCGCAGTCCTTCGACTTCGCGTCGACGATGAGCGCATGATAAAGCTCCCAACGATCGACGGCGCCTAGTTGATCAAACACGGGGCGCGCACGGTCCTCGGATAACGCAGCCTCGATAACCTTGCTCACCTTGCTTGCCGCACCGGGGGCAGACCCAAGATCGGATCTCGGAAGATCGACCACGGCCCCGCACGCGGCGATCGGGAGGAGTAGAAACGGGCGGCGCTTCATCGTTCACCCCTCCCACGGTATCAGTCGATCCCCGTCCCAAGTTTGCTTTGCTTTCTTGGACCAGTAGCGCATCACAGTCGGCTCGGCTTTCGTGGGCACGTCGGGCACGAAGCGGTTGAAGGCTCGCTCCATCACGGCCGACAACGCGAGGGCCGCTTCGTGTGCCGTCTCCTCGGGTGCTTCGACGATGATCTCGTCGTGAATAAACGCGAGCGAGTACGTGCCAACGAGCGGCCCCGGTGCGCCGCACCGTTGCGCCTTGGCGACCTCGTACGCGGCCGCCTTCGCACCGTCCGCGGCGAGTCCTTGAAAGTAAGAATTGCAAGCCGAGGTGTACGTGCAACGGGCGCGCAATCTTTCGGCGCGTAGTTGCTTCACCCAATAGAAACCGCGGTCGTCTTCTTGCTTGCCGACGTAGTCGAAAAACGATCGCATCTCGGGCCACGCCCGGAGCCATGTTGCCTTGAGTCTTGCCGCGTCGCGGATCTCGATGTTGAGCCCGTACCCGTGGGCTTGTCCGACGAAGCGCTTGGCACCACACCCCCCGGGGAAACCGAAGTTGGCGGCCTTCGCAAGTTGGCGCGCGTCGGCGGACTCGACGTCGCCGGCTTTGATGAGCGCAACGAGGTCGGCGTAATCGATGCCGACGATTTGAGACCCAACGAGCGCGTGCACGTCGATGCCTTCGTTGAGCGCGTCGGCTAGCTTCGACTCCCCGAAGAGATCGAGGCACACTTGCGCGAGCGTGTGCAACTCCGCGGCACTGTAATCGCAAGCGATCAAGACGTACCCCGGACGCGGCACGAAACACTCACGCACACCGGGCGCGCGTCGAAGGTTTTGCACGTTGGGCGCGCTCGATGAAGTGCGCCCCGTCTCCATCAAGATCTCGTACCGTGTTTGGATCGGCGTCGTCACTCCGCGGCGCAAGTGCTTGACCGATCCGGTGAGCAAGTTGCGGTACCTCGTGTACGTCGAGTACGCGAGCAAGTGAGGGTGCGCCGACAACACGCAAGAGTCCTCGGACAGTGAAATAAAATTGGCATCCTCGCGCAATTGCTTGCTCGACTTCTCCATCTTTTTCAAGAGGTCTAGACCCTTCGTCGTGAAGACGACTTCATCCCCGAGGGTCTCGACCATCAACCGCTTCGCGGTCTTCGTGTCGCGCGATCCATCGGGGCGGACAAGCCCGATCTCTTCGAGGTCCGCGCGCACTTCGTCGATGCGCTCGCGCACCATCACCTCAAGGCGGTCGACCGCTTCGGGGTTAGTCCGAAAGCCACGGCACGCCATGAGATGCAAAGCGAAGTGCGCCCGCACTTGTGCGGTCGCGTTGCCGAGGTACTTCTTGAGCGACTCTTGCGCCTCGAAGATCTGCAAGGTCGACACGGCATCCGAGTCGGCGTAGTCGATCGCGCCCGCGGGCCACTCTTCGATCGGCACGTCCCAAAGATCGTGGTAGCGCATGCGCCATTCGTCCTTGTCGAGCTTGCGCCCAAGACGACGCAACGCGAGATCAAAAAGTGAGTACCCCTTCGCGCGGATCTTTCCGTCTTCATCCTCCTCGAATCGGAAGGTGCCGCGGGCGAGATCAAGAAGTTTCTCGCGGGTCTGTACGTCGTGCACTCGGTCCTCATCGAGTGCCTTGAAAATATCGGGGAGGAGGGTGGGCCATTTGCGAGCAAAGACCGCAAGGTCGAAAGGTGCGTTGGCGTAGATCGTGTGCCCTTCGTTGATGGCATGGGCAACGATCTCAAAGGCGCCGGGGTCGTTCGCATGAACGACGCCCGACGCGGTATCCCGCGCCCAACTCACGCACACCATCGTCGGGGCAAGGTTGCCCGGTGCGATCAAGAAAGTCTCCGAGTCGAGCGCGGTAAACATTAGGCGTGCACCGCCCAAGTGTGCACGACGAAGGCGTAGCCGCCCTTGGTCTCCTTGGGTTGCGTCAACAACCCAACGACCGACCCCGCAAGGGGTTGGTCTTCGCCCCATGCCTCTTCGACGCTCGACCGATCAAGCGCCTTCGCTTCGTCGCTCTTCGCATCGAGACCGACCGCGGCCGCGATGAATTGCTTTGTGTTAGCAGCCCCGAAAAACTTGTTCGTCATATCGTGGCTCCACGTGTACTCGGCACCGACTTTGACCATGTCGGAAGTCGTCTCGACGATCTTGAAGTCAACGAGAAAGTAGATCGCGTTGTACTGATCAGACTCTTTGTATCGGACGGACGTGATCTCGACGACGTGCCGACCTTGCACGTTGATCTTGTCGTTTTGTCCCGAGGTCTTGGAGGGGTCCGCGTCGTCGAAGTCCGAAAATAATTTGTCCATGTTTGGCATTGTGTTTTTCCTTGTTGGTTTGGGTTCTTGTTCTTGTTCTTGTTTCGCTAAGTAAGATCAGTTTGTAAGAGCTTTTGAGGTTGTCGCGTTGTCGCCTCGATGAAGCGCGCATCGTCGAAGGCTTGCCGAAGTTGTCGGCGGATCATCCCGTGCCCAACGAGCACGTCGACCGACACTTCGTCGGCGGTCTGTCCTTGTCGGTGCGTGCGGCCTAGCAGTTGCTCCCACGTGCGCCCGTTGGCGGGGGGAGTGATCACGAGGTTGCGGTGCCACGCTTGGAGGTTGCGCCCCTCGGAGTTGCTAGCGATCGACGCGACGATCACTCCGCTCGCGTCGTCGATAAAGTTGCCCGCGTCGTCGAGTCCGAGCCGGTGAAAGTAGGGCACGCCCCACAGCTCCGAGAGCTTGCGCCCCGCGGCTCGGTGCTCGACCCAAACGATCGTCGGCTCGGTCGGCTTGTCGACCGGTGGATCGTGGATCCATACCGGCACAGAATTCGGTTTGAAAGTGTCGCGCACTTCGGTCCATTCTTCGAGGATGTCGGCGCCGTAACTCACCGCGCCCGATCGTATCGCGTTCGCAATTTGTAGTTCGCTGTCGAGCCCTTCGTCTTCGCGCTCAAGGATGTCGCGGGCTAGGCGTTTCCAGTTGCGTCGACCATCAAGCCAGTCCTCGGGCGGTGCCGGATCCCAAACGTAATAGAAACCGCACGCAAGCGTGCGGATATGCCGGGCAACATCCGCGGGAAATGCTTCGTCCCCGTTGGGTGCGATCTTGAGGTTGATCAAGTCGTCGACTAGGATCTCCGCGCTCGGGTGCATCTCGGTCTTGCGTAGCTCCATCACGATCGACGCGTCGACGCTCTTGCGTATCGTGTTGACCACGCCGGCCGTCTGATAGATCCGCGAGCCGACCGCCTCGCGTATCGCTTGCAACGAGGGGCGCGTGCCTTCGTCGAGTAGCAGCTTGAGCGCACCGGGGCGGCCCCGCGTCGTGATCTTCTCGTCGACCGCACGCGCCCACGTCTTGCACTCGGTGCGTGCTTGCGGCAAGGGCATTTGCTCGGGCCCAACGGTGAGCGCAAGGAGGTGGTGAAAGTCCATCAACGATCTCGACGCCACGGTCCCCGACAACGCAAGGAAAGCGACGCCGGGGTTGGCTCGCAAGTACCTCACGACTCGTCGAGTCACGGCCGCGCTCGGGTTGCGGATCTTGTGCACTTCATCCGCCGCGACAAGGTCGAAGCCATCGAGAAAGTCGGCCGCACCTACGCGCCCTAGCCACTCGTACGAAACGATCTCGATGGCCGGTCCGCTTTGCCAGTCCTTCGACAGTGCCGCAAACTCTCGCGCGGTCTTCTCCTTGAGCTTGGCAGGCACGATCAACAAGGGCCGCCTTGCACCGAGCACAAGAGGTGCGAGATAGGTGATCAACGTCTTGCCCTCACCGACACCGATGGCACCGAAGCAACCGCGGATGTCGTGCAAGGCTTCGAGGGTCACGGCTTGGATCGGTCGCAACACCATCGACCCCGAGGGTGTCTTGTACTCCGCGGTGAGCAACGCAACGAGGTCGTCGATGTCGGTGCGCGTGTGCCAGTCTCGACGGGGCAGATCGTGCACGCGTCGGAAGTCCTCGGTGTTGTTCACGTGGCCGTGCGTGTCCCCTTCGTACCCGGGGATCGTTGCCGGCTTTGGAGCGAAGGCGGCATCAAGTGCCGCCGACACCGACGCCGGTGTGCCGGGCTCGGTGCCGATGGCGTTGCGAGTAGCTTGCGCACGTCGACGCGCGCCCGCCTTCATCCTTTCGATTGTTGCGTTGCCCACGGTACTCGCACTTTGAAAAACAACACGCGACCACCGGCCCACTTGCCGGCTCGCCCGGTGGCGATCATGCCCCGCGTGTTGCCCTTGTTCTTGTTCTTATTCTTGCTCATCGTTCCACGTCCTCGATCTGTACTTGTGCCACTCGTACCCCACGACGATCACGCCCGCCGCGAAGGTTGCCGAGAGTGCAAAGGCCACGCCCCACGCGGGGGACGCTAGCCAAAACATGAGCACAAAGAATGTGCCCCAACGGATCATGCGAAGCGCCCATCAAACGCGCTCATCATGCTCTTCGCAAGACCGACATCGCCGCCCGAGTTGATCAAGAACATTGCGAACGCTTGGCGGTCCGACAAGTCGGCCGCCGTGTCGATCGTCCCCGCCACCGGTGGCGGGTTGTTGCCCTTGCGCTTCGGTGCCGGGTTGTTGCCCTTGCGCTTCGGTGCCGGGGTCTCCTCTTTTTCCTCTTGCCGCAAAGCCTCCTCACAAGCCCTTGCGGCCAATGAGGGCTCGGGCTCGGGCACGAGTGCCGCGCGTCCGATGTCCGACAAGCGGACCATGCGAACGCCGGGCGTTGGGTGGTTGTCGCGGTAGTTGATCAACCCCTTTTTCTTCATCGCCGCAAGCGTGCGACCGTTGACGAAAGGCTGCTCGTCGGTGGCCTTGGCACTTGTGCTTGCGAAGATCCCCTCAACACTCTCGGCAACGAGCACAAGCACCTCGGCTTGTGTCGGGCTCTTGCCCTTCGGTGCTGCTTTCTCGGGCTTCGCTTCAAGCTCTTCGAGTTTCGCTTTCACGATGCGCGTTGCCTCGATGGCGGACGTGATACCCGCGACCGCGTCGGTGAGTTGTTTTGCTTTTGCTTTCTTGCCCGCCGCGTTGCCGGTGAGCTTGCCGATCGCCCGAGATAGCACGCGCTCGACGGCGATGTTGGCCGGCTTTTCGGGTGCGTTGATCGTGTCCTCGTTGGCGGCTTCGACGATCTCCGCGATGCGTGGCGGCGCTTGCTTCTTGCCGTTGGTTTTTGGAGCGCCATTCTTGGCGCGTTTTGCTTCGAGTAATTCCTTGAGTCCCATATCGTTCTTGTCCTTGTTCTTGTGTTCACCGAAGACGGCGGTGATGCGTTCATCGGGGGATCGTTCACAGTATTCGGCATGCGGGCAACCCCCAAAGTCCCCGCATGCTTTCGTGTTCGTCGGCAGGAAGTCATTGGACTTCTTGCCTGTCTCGTTGTGCTCGTCTCGTGCGCGGACAATGTCCCGCGCGATCGGTAGCGCTAGTCGTCGGAAGTTTTCGTTGGCGGTGTCTCTGGTGATGCTGGCACGCACGGGGAAAGCGGAGGCTTTGCCACGGGTGCGAAAGTAGGTCCACTGCAATCTTACCTCATCGACCTCCCAAAAGTCTAGCCCGAACACGGCATACGTGATCGCTTGCAGATCCTCGGGCATCTCGGGCGGTGTCAACCCGTAGCGCTCCGGGGCGCTCGATGTTTTGTGATCGGAGATCCACACCCCGACATCGTCCTCGAAACCGAGATCAACGATGCCGCGAAAGAGGATCCCGTCGACGTCGAAGATGAATTTGGCCTCGACGAAAGTTGCCTCGGAAGGGCCCGGGAGAAACTCCAACCCGGGCGCGGCGATCTTCCCCTCTCGGGTGTCGGGCAACGCCGCACCATCGCGGAGATACTCTTCGAGAAGAGTGTGCACGCGCGTCCCTAGCTCCGCGGCTTTACTCGACCCACCATCAAGCCCATCGATGTATCGAAAGCCCCACTTGCGGGGGCACGCCGAAAACACTTTGAGCTGTGACGGCGACACCTTCCACCGCGTGTCGTTTTTGAAGTCCTCGGCTATGCCGAGCTTGTTTGTGATGCTTCTTTTTTCCATTGCGTCCTCCACTTTTCGTCCTCGATCTTGTCGTGTGCTTCGACGAGTCGCTCCGCGTAGGCACCCGCCAACGCGTCGACTCGAAGCCACGATACGCGCTTGCTTCGGTTTGTGTTCTTGCCGTGCGTGAGGAGTACGGCGCCGAGGGATCTGAGACGATCTCCAAGCCACCGCACCTCCTTGTCTTTGCTCGGTCCTTTGAGTCGGGGGAAGAAAGTTTGCGCGCGCTCCCGGTTGCGTCCCCACCATGCGCGGACCGGGGCTCGCACGGTGCGGACATCGAAGTCGATCTCCTCACCGTCGAAGCCGTCGAAGATATGCGTGAGGAGATCGACCATCAACGACGCCTTCGCGTACGCGTGGGACAACTCGGTTGGCTGTCGACCGCGTGCGCGTTGGTGATCGTGATACGCGACGACGTCGGGCAACTCGACGAGCAAGCGCGCGTGCACGTAGGCCCGGACCTTCGCCCGATAGCGTCCCGCGTTGTCTAAGATCACAAGCTCGGGTGTCACCTCCATTCCATAGAACACGCCGAGGGTAGCTTTGTCCAGTTGTTGGCGCTCACCATCGGCAAGCTCCGCGGCTCGCTCAAGTCGATCGCGCTCACCGGACTCGATGTCGTCGGCGCGTACAACTTCGTCGGCGTTGATCAGTGCTCGATGCACCTTGGCGGCCGAGACGATCGCGTTGAATTCCTCGCCGTCTCCTTCTTCGTCAAGGTCGACATCGACGTCCCAACCGTGGCGCCTTGCGCTTCGCTCAAGCTCACCGATCGGATCGGCGTACGAGCGCAGCGACTTGCGAGCGGTGATCCGCCAAGACCATAAGAATTCTTGATCGGTCTCGGTGTCGTGCACGAAGTCGGGAAACGATTGTGCAATCGCGCGCACTGTCGTGCGGCTCCGCTTCGCAACGAGGTCGTCGAGATACGGCCGATCTGTGCGGTGCGGTTGCGCTACCCATCGAGGCACCCCGACAAGGATGCCCGCGTCGATCGGGTTGCGTGCGCGTCGGGCGATCTGCAAGACAGCATCCGCGGGGATGTCCCGGTTGCCGTGGAAGATAAACACGCGCGAGATCTCAGGGTCCAAAGAGACGCCGGACTGTACCGCGGGCGAGGTCACGATCAGATCGTGCGACTCGACGAGCGACCGAGTATCCGCGAGCCATCGCACCGCTTCGCTGTACCGGTTGTTTTCACCGCTCACAAAGAACGGCGCAACGACCTCGGTTGTGATCTCGTCGTCGATGTCGTCGGCAACATCCGCCAAGGGGTACGGGCGCGGTGAGTCGACGACCGAGGTGAGCGTCGAGACCTCGTCGAGATCGATCGTTTCGTGTGCTCCGATCGACTTGTACCCTTGCGCGATCTGTCCCGCGAGCTTGCGCGTTGTGATGCCCACAAAAGTCGGGTGCTCTTGTTGCTCGTCGAGGTGCGCGTGCAATTCTTGTTTGACGAAAGCCGTGGGACGTACGACGAGCGTGCACCGCGTCCGCGTTGGGACGCGGATGATCACTCGAAGCCGGCGCGCCGCGTTGCGTTCGCGGATCGCATGTACGAAGAGTGCGATGTCCTCGAAACTGAGATCGGCGCTCGACATCAAACAACGCTTCGACAGTGCCGCGAAGTATGCAAGCACGCGCCACGCTCCAAGCGGATCGTCGACCTTGCCCGAGTGCAAGAAACCGTGCACCGCGTCCGCTTCGTCGACGTGGAAAAACTCGGGCGGTGCGTCGTACCGATGGAGCGACGGAATACAGGCCGACCCCTTGGGGTGCGCGTCGACCCCTTCGTACACCGGACGCAAGCCGAGCACGCTTGCGTTGGCTAGCGTTAGGGCTTGCGTGTTGCACACCGAGATCGACGTCGTCGCCCGGTCGTGCTCGCGTCTTGCCATCACTGTCTTGCCCGACCCGTGCGGGGCGATCACGAAAACCGTTTCGTCGTCTCCAAGCATCGGCACTTGGTCGGCTAGGTATCCGGTGTCGTCGACGATCTCGACCTCGACACCGAGTCGATCTCGGAGCCCGGCTTCGAGTGCCGCAACGGTGTCGCGCTCAAGTTGTGGATCTGTCGCACTGTCGAGCGCGTCGATCATTGTCCAATATCTTTTTGGCTCGGTGGACATGTCCCAAAAGTATCGGCGCCCCTTGTAGTCGGACACGTGCGAGGACGGGTGTGCGTCGTCGCGGTACGTTGCGAAACACTTGGCGCCCGCGCTCACGCTCCGCATTTCAACCGGCCCGTCGATCGTGTTGATCAACGTGGCCGGCAAGACGTGCCCGCACCATACAGAGTCCCCAAAGTCTAACGGATCTCGGACGTGCACGAAGCCGACCGCGCTACCCTCGACCGGCTCCGCGGATGCAAGATCGGTCTTGATCTTTCCGCGTCGCTCGGTGCGTAGTTTCTCGACGTGCCCGAGGTCGATCTCGGGGAGGTCGTCGAGGTTGCCGTGCATCGTGTACGTGCCGCCGTCCGCATGCACCGACCCCGGCAAGACGACGCCGGTGGTAGCGATGAGATCGACGGTGCGCTTGCCGAAGGCGCCCATGAGATGCGCGCGCTTTGGGTGCTTCGTTTTGAAGTACCGGTGCCGCACTCGACCGGAGCGCGTGACGTACACCGGGGAGTCCCCAAAGACTTCGACCGCTCGCGCGTCGAAGGCTTCATCGTCGACGTCGACGATCGCCATTGCGTAATGCTGCCCCGACGCGGGCAAAAGGTACGCGCCAACAACACCGTCGAAGCCCTTGCGCTCGAAGGTGCGTCGCCACTTCGCGCGATCGTCCGCGGTCACGCGTCGGGAGTCGGGCTTGTTGAGATGCTTGAAAAGAACGCCCGACCCCGCGAGCCCTTTGGCTTGCGGTGGCAAGGGGATCACGTTGAACCCCGCGAGCCCAAAGATCTCGGACGCAACATCGAACGCTTGCCAGTCTAGGGGCATTGAGATCCGGTTGGCATGGGGGCTTGCGCCCCGGTCCCAAGTCGGGCACCCTCGGGGCGGTTAGAAGAGCCGACAGTCTGCCCCAACGCTTGCGCCGGGGTCAAGCCCCCGCACGGTCCACCGTGCGGGGGCTTTGTTTCGAGGCTACCCAACGAGGGCCCCCCGCGGGGCGCGGCGCACCGGGGCGCGTGCGGCCGCGTGGCTCATGTCACCAACCGATCGATCGTCACCTTGAAGACGTTGGCGATCTCGACGGTGCGCGCGAGGCTCGGCAACCCGTGGCCGGTTTCGATCTTGGAGACCCACGCGCGCGTTACCCCGAGGATCGTTGCGAGCCCTTCTTGAGTTAAGCCGGATTTCTCGCGTAGGATCGTGAGGTTCGCGGCAAGGCGTGGGGGGGGTTTCTTCTTGGTCTTCATCACCTCCGAAAGCCCGACCCCTTGCGGGGTACGGACCGAGGGTCGATCGGTGCGCGTGGCCTAGAACATCGAGGGAAAGCAAACACCCTCAAGTTGCTCGCAAGTTGCTTCAAGCTCTTGCACCGCGGACTCAATCTCGGTGTGTTGCTCGTCGGCTTTTTCGTCCCCCTCGGGGACGGTTAGATCGCCTAGCTCTTCGAGTGCCGCACGCATCGCCGCGAGTGAGTTGCTCATGCGCATCCATCGAGGGTATCCGCGCCCCTTGTACGGTTGCATGTTTGTATACGAGATCTTCTTGTCGAGGAGGTCCGCCCACGGTGTCTCTTCAAGTGCCGTGGCTAGCTCCTCTGCTTGGGTCTCAATCTCGTCTTGCGCTTCAAGCTCTCCCGCGCACTCTTCAAGCTCCTCGAATTTGGGGAGGTGCTCCATCGAATTATCTTCGAGACTGCTTTTCCACTCTTCGATCTCCTCGCGGAGATCCTCGACCTCGCCCGCGTCGCTGATACAGTCGCGGAGTGTGCCTTCGTGCTTGATGATCTTGTAGTTTCTTCGTCCCATGTTTTTGTCCTTGTCCTTGTTGGTTGTTGCGGCTGATCCTAGTATGGGTCGGTTGTGGGGAGTGTCAACCCCCCGGTGTCGATTAGTTTGCGAATAGCCTAACGATGAGCGCGTTGATCTGATCTCGCGCGTCGAAGTCATTGGCATCCGCACACGCGGACGAGACAGCGATGAGGGCCATCTCAACGCGATCGTCGAAGGACTCGGTGCCATCGCGAGGGCCCGTCGAAACGAGGGTTTTGATTGTGTCAAAAAAGTCTGGTGTGTTTGTCTTCATACACTCAACTTAAGACCGCTCGGGGGGGTGTCAACCCCCCGGTGTCGGATTACTTGCAAGCGCATCCGCTGTACAGCGGGTGCCCGTCGCACCGGTTGCAACGAAACACGGGGTACCCACCGGTGCACACGCGGGGGGTCTTCTTGGCGGGGAAGATCCGGGCGAAGAATTTCTCGACGCGCTCGGCCGCGTCTTCGTCCGCGTAGGGCACGTGCCCGATCCCGCTAGGGGTTCGCTCGGTGCGCTCGGGGTTGGCGGTGATCGTGTACGCCCCGCCCCCGTTGCGGGTGAGGAGGTGGCCGCATATCGCGGTGAGGTACCATTGCGACATCGTCGCGGGCTCGGTGTTTGTCTTCATACACTCAACTTAAGACCGCTCGGGGGGTTGTCAACCCCCCGGTGTCGATTGAGGGGTGGGGTCTATTGAAGCGCTGCGATCTCCCGGCCAAGGTCTGTAAGTCCCCACCCCTTGCTTGATGATGCCGCGAGACCTTGGGACTCTAAGCTCCAGAAGTCTTTGGCTGAGACTCGCGTCCCGTCTCTTGACGCGATGAGAGCCCTACGATCTGAGGGTTTGAGGTGCTCGGGGCAGTGAGTTTTTGTCTTCATACACTCAACTTAAGACCGCTCGGGGGGTTGTCAACCCCCCGGTGTCGATTACATCCTCCACATGGTAAGCGCGTGCTGCTCGTCGGATCGCGCGCCCCGGTCCGCGCGGGGTCCGGTGTAGTGAGTCGGGCGGATCGTCCCGTGGTAGTTGCTCCAAAAGCCGATCACGCGTCCACCGCGGCGGATGTGTGTGGCGTCGGTCGACTTGCACGCGCGGCCAAGTTCAGCGAGGATCTTCGCGGCTGCGTAGAGGGTGAAGCGCTCGCGAGGGTCTTGATCGGGGTTGCCCGCGATCGTGTACCGGGCTTCGTGGATCCTGCTGGTAGGGCTTGCTTCGAGGTCGTTGAGGGTGTCGGTGTTTGTCTTCATACACCTAATATAAGACCGCTTGGGGGGTTGTCAACCCCCCGGTGTCGGATTATTCGGTCGAGATGAGCAAGCACCGGCTCGCGTGCGCCGCTTCGTCGTCACCGAAAACGAGGTCGCCAGCTTCGGAGATCCGCACAATGCGATCGGTGCGCCCCGTGAGATAGTCCGCGGTGTACCCCTTGCCGGTGAATGCGGGCCCGACTTGGACGATGCTACCGACGTGGAAGGTGGTGTTTGTTGTTGTTGTTGTCTTCATACACCTAATATAAGACCGCTCGGGGGGTTGTCAACCCCCCGGTGTCGGATTATTCGGTCGGGTACGCGGCCTCGATGTCGTCTCCGCACTCGTCGCACGTGGTAGGGGTCTCGTAGTTGATGTGACCTTGCACCGGCTCTTCGGTCTCTTCGGTGGCACAGTCCGCGCACAGACAGTCGTTTGTGGGAGTGAGGTACAGGATCGGGTAGCTTCCGACGTTGGTGTATCGGGGGAGGGTTTTTGTTTCCGTGTTCGTCTTCATACACCTAATATAAGTCCGCTCGGGGGGTTGTCAACCCCCCGGTGTCGGATTATTCGGCCGGATAACAGCCGATCGTGTACCGGTGAAACGACATGAGGTGAGCCGCCGCCCATGCGTGGCACTCTTCGACACTGTCGAAGCACCCACGCACGAGGGTCTTGATGGTCCTCGGGTGCCACTTGGTGGGCATCTTGTCGGTGAAGGGGATCAGGACTGAGAAAGTGGTGTTCGTCTTCATACACCTAACTTAAGACCGCTCGGGGGGTTGTCAACCCCCCGGTGTCGGATTATTCTGCAAGGTCCGAGATCGCGGCCTCGATGTTAGCTAGCGTGTACTTGGCACCGTCGGGGGTTTGGGTGGGGAAGATCTCAAGGAGGGCTTGTGCCGCGCGGCGCGTGGTAAAGCCCGGGATGTTGAGACACGCGAGCGCGCGGTTGTACATGGTCTCGTCGTTGGCGATCCAAAGCGCCACGTTCCAAAAGTCGTAGTTTTTGTGTCCGTTGTAGCTGTTTGTGTTTGTCTTCATACACCTAACTTAAGACCGCTCGGGGGGTTGTCAACCCCCCGGTGTCGTTTAGTTCTTTTGAACAAGCACCCAGACATAGCCGCTCTTGATCGATCCCCCGACGATGTCGAAGAACTTGTCGTTGTTGGCGAGTCGGACCCGGGCGGCCGCTTCGTGGTTGTCGCGGACGTCTAGCTCGCAAGCCCAACTCACGTACACGCGCTTGCCCGACTCCATCCATGTTGCGGAGATCCGCGAGGGCTTGTGGTTGGTAGGGCCGTGGTACTTAGTTTGAATTGCTTGCATGCACTCAATCTAAGTCCGCTCGGGGGGTTGTCAACCCCCCGGTGTCGGAACCCTCGGGTGTGGGGATCCTCCACCGAGATCTCGGGCATAGACGCACGCGCCCGCACGGTGTATCGTGCGGGGGCTTGTCGTGGTGATGCTCGACGGGTAGGTCCGGCCACCGACCCCCTTCGTCTTCATACACTCGGGGGTCGGTGGCTTTTTTGCGCGTCCGACACCGCACGGTTGACGGGGCGTCTTGACGGCGAGGGGACAGTAAAAGCTAAACGAGGGGGAGAACAATTATCCTTACCCTTAACTCGTTTAGCTTTTACTGTCCCCTCGGCATGCTCATCGAGATCTTCGTTTATCTTGCGTCGCTTGCGGCTCCCCCGGAGCTTGCGGCGCATATCGCTGTGAGGGCACAGGGGCTCCCCACAGCGGCCGCGGTTGAATTGGTCCGAGTGTGCCACCGGGAGTCTAGGGGCCCTGGTGTTGGCGCGTGCGGCTCCGTAGGGGTACATAAACTCGACGCGGGGCATAGCCGCAAGGTTTGGGGCAACGCGGCGCGCGTTGGGTGGATCGATCCCGCGTGCCAGCCGTACGGGCCCGGGGGGTGGTCAACCCGCGGGGCCTTCGGACTCATGGCCGCCTACCATGTGCGGCTCCTCTGGCCTTGTGCACCCGCGTGGGTTCTCGATGTCCCTATGCTTTCGGCGTGGGTCGCGGCGTCGAAACTTAAGACCTTGTGCGAGACGCCCCCGGGCCGTAGGCACCCCGCAAGCGTGCGATGGGGGCGATGTAAGTGGAGACGGCAACCCACCGGTGTCGCTCCTGTGTGGCGAGAGGATCTCGAAGCGTTGGCTATACCTTGACTCGGGGCCGGGAGTAGGGCCACCCTCGGAGGGTGGCACGCCGATCCCGCTATCCCTTGACCCGAGCCCAACGGCTGCAAGCGAGCACGGCAACGCCATCGACTAAGGTGCGGATCGATGTACCGGTTGAGCCCAAGCACGAGATCGAAAGCAAGCCCGAAGAGCCCCCGGAGATCTCAACCGATGAAGAGCCCGAAGACAACACCGACCTCGACCCCGGCGACTACGACCCCGGCGACTACGACCCCGACGACTTCGACGACGAAGACTGACGCGCGGGGCTTACCGATCGTCGATCGACTCGACGACGAGAAGCAAGACGCACCGGTGCGGAGGATGGGTTAGTGGGCAAGGACTTGGTCGATCGTTTCGAGGCATGCGTCGAGATGCTCGACGCGGCCGACGGATCGACGGTCACGCGGATCGATCGACTCGGTGAGATCCACTTCGACCCGGAGCGCCAAGACGGCATGCTTGCGCGCGTCGACGCGGGCACCGGCTTTCTTCGAGTAGATGCAAAGATCTCCCGCACGGGTGTCCAGCTTTACAGCGACGCCGACGGCAACACTTGGGGGGAGTACCGCGACCCCGTCGAAGTGTTCCACCCCGACGCGCTCCGCTCGTTTGAGATGAGCGTGTTGACCAATGATCACCCCGCGGAATTCGTCACAGCTCGCAACGTGAAAGACGTTCAAGTTGGGCACGCCGGATCCGATGTCCGACGCGACGGCATACACGTCGCCGCGTCGATCGTCGTGACCGACGCCGACACGATCGCGGCGATCAAGAAAGGCAAAACAGAACTGTCGTGCGGCTATACGGCGACGCTAGTTAGAGACACGGGCGCGACCCCCGAGGGTGCGACCTTTGCCGCGAGGCAAACAAACATCCGAGGCAACCACGTTGCTATCGTCGATCACGGAAGAGCCGGGCCCGAGTGCCGGCTCCTGCTTGCTCGCGGTGACGCGTTCAACATCACCCAAAAGGCCAACATGCCACACGAAGAAATTACTACCGACACCGTCAAGGTCGACATCGAAGGACAGTCCTTCGACGTCGCGCCCGAGGTCGCCAAGGCGCTCGCCGCCAAGGTAGACGCCGGGCTCCCCTTCGACACCGACAAGGACGAAGACGAAGAAGACAACATGCCCAACAAGAACGACACCGGCGATCTCGTCGCCATGCAAGCCAAGATCGACGCACTCGAAGCCGACGCTACTTCGCGCCGTAACTCCGAGGGTGCACGCATTGACGCACGCGTTGCACTTGTGACCGACGCGCGGGAGATCCTCGGATCCGACGCGAAGACAGACGGCGCAACCGACGACGCGATCCGCCGCGCGGTGATCGTCAAGGTCAACCCCGGGCTCAAGGATCGACTCGACGCCAACAAGAACGACGCCGGATATTTGCGCGCCTCCTTCGATGCGTGCCTTGACCTTCATCGCTCGCGTACCGACGCCGTCGAAGAGACGGGGCGGGTGATCTTCGACGCCATGCAAGCGGGTGAGCGCGAGGATCTCGACGCTATCGAAACCGCATACCACGACCGCTACAAGCACACCGGCAACGCCGTCAAGGCGGAGAGCTAAGACGATGCCACAATTCAATTACGATCGACCCCTTCTACAACTTGGCCAGTTTGGCACGGCGTCCCCTTGGACCGTTGACAGTTACATCAACGAATTGCTCGCACAGCAAAGCACGCTCACCGCGGGTGGTGTCGCAACCGCGGGCACGTACACGCTGGAGATCGTCGCCCCCGAGGGCACTTTCTCCGTCGACGTTGTTGCCGTTGGCGGTGAGTCGACCGCGGTGTTGCTAGGAGCTATCGAGGCGGCGATCCTTGCCGACCCGGATTTTCTAAATATCCTTGTCCCTTCGCTTGCGGATCCGGTCCTCACCTTGGACTTCATCCACCCGGGGATCGCGTACGCGCTCACCATGATAAGCAACCCCGGCGCGAACATTACGATCGCAACGGCGCAAGCACCGGGCGGGACTTTCTTGCCCATCGGTGTCGGGCTTGTCCCCGGCTCGGGTGACGGCTTTGCAACGCTCCCCGGAGCCGCTACCGTCGACGCCGATTTTCTCGGCGTCTTCGTGTGCGGTGTCGTCGACGTTCAAGTTGCAACGGGCGTTGCGCCAGATCCCAACGGTGTCGCGGCTGGAAATTGCCTGTCCGCGATGTCGATGGGGGATACGGTTGTTTCCGTCGAAGACGCGGTTGCGTTCAACGGTCAGGTCTTCATGAGGACGCAGAACCCCGGACTTAACCAAGCGGTCGGAAACTTCCGATCTGACGCGGACGGCGGCGACGCCATCGCACTCACCGGCATCCGATTTCGGAGCGTCACCACGGGACCGGGCCTTGCTCGCGTTTCCATCAACCGCGTCTAATCCGAAGGACTCAAGACCATGAAGATCAAAAACATTTGCGACGCGGTTGTCGGCTTGGACATGTTCCGGGGCGACTCCCAAAACGGCATCTTCGCGCAACAACTTGTGCGCGCTACTTTTACCGAACTGTTTCGCTTCGAGTACCCAGATTCAAAATGGATGAACGGGGGACTGCTCCCGTTCAACACGTCGATCAACGAGGGTGCGACGGAGTACAGTTACACTGAATTGGGCACGGTAGGTGAAGCCGAGATCATTGCCGATTGTGCTACCGATCTGCCGATGGCAGACATCGAGGGGCGCAACAACTTGCGCGAGATCAAGACCGTCGGGATCGCGGTCAAGTACAGTCGACAGGATATCCGCACCGCGCGGATGCAAGGCACCTTCGACATTGCAGCGGAGAAAGCCGCGGCCGCTCGTGAGGGTCACGACCGGGCGCTTAACCGCTTCATCAGATCGGGCGTCCCGGGCACTTCGCTCGTCGGCGTCACTAACCAACCCGGGATCATTGTCGCCAATGCGGTCACGGGCAATTGGGCCACGGCCACCGGCGCACAGATCGTTGCCGATCTTCGCACCGCGATCAACTCGATCAACAACGCAAGCGACGGAGTCGAGATGCCCGACACGGTCGTTTTCGATGTTGCCTCGTGGAACATCGTGAGCACCGAGGTGCACTTACCCGCTGCGAGTGATCGCACGATCCTCTCGTTTTTGCGTGAGGCTTTCCCGATGATCACGCGTTGGGATTGGGAGCCGGGCATGGACTCGGTCTCAGCCGCGGGTGGCGCTTCGGTGATGGTCTATCGAAACGACCCGATGCGCATGCGCGCGGTGTTTCCGATGATGATGGCCGCCGTGCCACCGGAGCAACGCGGGCTTGCCTTCGTGCTCAATTTCGAGTCGCGGTATGGTGGCGTTATGACACCGCGCCCGCGCTCGGTGCTTCGTCTCGACGGCGTGTAAATCCGCCACGCGTCCCCGGCTTCGCGTGGCCGGGGGCGCGTATTCTTTCAAGCGCTTCGGAGCAACATGGCGACGATCATCAACCGGACAAAATTCACCATCGCTGTACTCGCTAACGAGTACACCGCGATCATCAATTCCGACTCAACGAAGACCGACGTGCCCGAGGATGTTGCGCTCGCGTGGAAAGCCAAGACTGACGTGCGCGCCTTCATCGACGCGGGCACCATTGCCGTCGCAACCGACGCGCCCAAGGCCGTCGCACCCGTCGAGAATCTCGACGACGATGCTACCGACATCACACTTTTGAATTGGCGCAAGGTCGTCGCAATGGTTGCGACCGAAGACGACCTTGACGTGCTATCGGATTTTCACGCGGTCGAGTCTCGCAAGTCTGTGCTCAAGGCTATCGAGTCGCGGATGTTAGAGCTTCGCGCATGAGCCAAGCGTGCGCCACGATCGACGAGTTTGTCGATCTCGTTCCCGAGTATCTCACGCTCGGGGATGCGTCGACGGGCACGTTGACGATCACGGTACAGCCGACACCGGGCGACACGATCACGCTCACAGATCCGTACGCCTTCCCGCCGATCGTCGAGACCCTTGCCGCGGGCACCGACTACGCGATCGGTGCGACGACCGCCGACACCGCTACCAACTTGCTCGCGGCGTTGCTCGCGTTGCCCTCGTTGCTCATCTCGACGACGAGCGCGAGCGCGGGCTCTTTGGTGTACCTCGTGAGCGCCAAGGAGGGCGCCGCTGGGGCCGTCCAACTTGCGGCAAGCAATCCCGCGGCGCTCACCTTCGACGCGCTCACGTTGACCGGTGGCGATGCTCTCGTTGTGTTCTCGTTGTCGTGCTCGTGCTCGATGATCAACCTCGCATGTTGGGGCGTCAAAGCCTCATGCGCTTCGGTGTATCTCGCGGCGCACATGCTCACCGTTGCGGGGGGTGGCGAGGGGGGTGCGATCAACCGCAAGAAGATCGACAAGATTGAGGTGAGCTTCGCGGCCACGGGTACCGCGACAGGGATCGACGCGGACTTTGGATCGACGCGTTGGGGCCGCCTATATCTCGCCATGAAAAAAACGATCTTCGTCGCGCCGATCGCCGGTCGTCGAGGCGCCTTCATCCCGGGATGTGGGTGCTAGCGTGTCCGTTGAAGTCACGCTTGATCTCGACAACCTTGTGCGCTTCAAGCGGACGATGGAGCGGCTCGGCAAGCTCACCTTGACGATCGGCTTTCAAGGCAAGGACGGGCGACAAAAATACCCGACCGGGATCAATGTGGCGACCGTTGCGCTGTATAACGAATTCGGAACCGATGGGCACGGCGGCGGTCGAGGTGCCAACCTCGGCATCCCCGCTCGATCGTTTCTCCGCGGTACACTCTTCGAGAGACGCCACGACATCGAGACGGAGATGGCGACCTCGTTGGGCGCGATCGTCAACGGCCGCACCACACCGATCGCGGGCTTGTCCGACGTCGGACAAAAGGTCGCGCGCATGGTGACGGAAAAGATCCGAGGGTCTCGCGGATGGGCCAAAGGCAACGCCGCGAGCACCATCAAAAACAAGGGCTTCGATTGGCCCCTACACGAAACACTTAAGCTTCGCGACTCGGTGTCGTGGGCCGTTCGCAAGGGCTCCGCGAAGGGGTCGATCATCGCGCAAGGGAGCGCCTAGCACATGCCGATCTTCAAAAACAAATTGACCGCCGCCGACTTCGACGGGCTCACCGATCTAACCGGGCTCTTCGACCCCGGCAACAACGGCAACACCGGGGACCGTATGATCGAAACGCGGATCAACTCGATGCGCTTCCATTGCGACGGGGCGCCGGTGACTTTCGAGGTGCGAACGATCGACCCGACCGACCCCGGCAATACGCCGCTAATTCTCAACGAGGGCACGGGCGGACCGATCAATGATTTCACCATCGAGGGGATGATCATCGCAACCGAAGACGACGCGGCGGGGGACTCTTGGTCGCTCACGTTCACCACGGTCGGGCTTTCCTCGGATGGTTGGCTTACCATCGACTATGACTTCGTCAACACCGAGGGTTAGGGCATGGGACTCGCACAAAGTTTGATCACGATCGGCGGCGTTAGGCTCACCGGTTTCATCACGATCGGCGGCGTGATCCCTGGTGGCGGCGGCGGGTCGGTCACCCACGCGTCCACCACCGGACAAACTCCGAACGATCACCACGCGGAGATCCACGCGGCGACCCATGACAAGGGGGCCGCGGACCCTCTCACGGTGGAGGACCTCTCCACCGCGTCCGCTACCCTCACGCATGTCCTAGCGCCGGACGGAGCCGGTGGGCTCACCATGCGAGCGGAGGCGAGCGGGGGTACCGTGTGGACCGTCGCCATCGAGGCAACCGCAGCACGCTCCGCGGCGGGAGGGGAGTTCGTTCTTGTCAACGCGGCGACGTGTGTTGTCACCCTCCCCGCGCCCGTGGCGAACGCACGGGTGGCGGTCAAAGCGATCGCGGTCCCTGCTACTGCTACCAGTATTGAGATCCGCACTAGCGGCGCCGGGATCACGATTGACGGCACAGACTACAGCGCGACCGGGCTCCCGCTTGCGGAACAATTCGAGATGGTCACCGCGATCTCGGACGGCTCGAATTGGTGGATCTACTAAGGGGAAAAACATGGCGTATCAACCAGCAGAACCCGCAGCCTTTCAGGCGTACCTCACAACCGCTCCTCTCGGGATCGCTGGCGTCTATGATTCGGGCGTCCTCGACCTGCAAGGATTTACGCAAGTCGACACGCACATCGTAAGCGACGTGGACGGGACGATCACCGTTCGATGGTACTCCGACGCGGCAGGCACAGATCAAGTCCGACTCCTTACGATCCCCTACTCGGCTTCAAACGGTTTTCAGCTTTTCAGCGCCCCGGCTTTTACGCCTTTTGTAAGATACGAATACACAAATGGAGTCGCGGCCCAAGCCGACTTTTTCTACGAAACTAAGTTCCTCCACACCGCTCTCTCGCCTCAAATTCTAGGGCTCACGGCCTTCATTGCGGGCGGCATGGTCGCCCAACTCAACCGATCGATCCTCGTTGGCACTGACATCGGAGGAGCCTACAACAACGTCTCGACCGCTCCGACCACTAACGCAGCCGGAACTTCGCAGAATCTTCAAGTCGTCTCCGGCGCTCGACCGTCGCAGCTTCCGGGCCGAACGCCGATCGTGATCGTGACTGACGCGATCACCGTCCCGACGCTTGAGTACACTGTGACGGCCGGAAAGACCCTATACATTACGGATATGATCGTGACAGTCGAGCAGTCGGCAAACAGCCTAGGACAGCTCCTGATCCGAGACGGACTCACCGTAGCGGGGCCGATCGTCCTTCCGATCTTCTGCCCAGATCCCGGCGCGGGATCGTCGACGGTAACGACCGTCTCTCATACTTTCGCGGAGGCGCTACCTTTCACCGCGGGAGTTTTTTACGATGAGGCATCGGGCACACTCACGATGAGCGGCACACTGATCGGCTATGAGGAGTAGATGGCAGACCTAATCAATCCATTCGACTTTGCAACCGAGACCCTGGCGACCTTCTTAGCTAAGATCGTCGACGATGGCACCTATGCTGACGTCGTCGAGGCGCTGAAGATCGACCAGGTAGGCGAAGAGGCCAAGGCGACGGAGATCAGGATCGCGGCGGGTCAGATATACGGCAACACGATCGACGATTTCGTGCTCGCGGCCTATCCGCTTTTGCGCACGGTAGCGACGGGCGGCGGCGGCGGAGGTGAGGACCTAGCCGCTACGCTCGTGTTGGGTGATATCACGGGCCCGCGCGATCTCAACGTGAGCACCGGCCAAGTGATCGCCGGAGTCGATGAGCTAACATTGCGAGGCTTCGACGCGGCCACCGGGATCGCTGGCGCCACGGTCCTCAGAGGCGGAGACGCCACGCTAGGCACGGCCGGACCTTTGTCGATCCGATCGGGCGCAAGCGGTGACGGCAATTCGGCCGGGCTCACAGTCAGTGTCCCCGACTGCACGTTCGCAAATACCACGGCCGATCAGATCGACATTCTTGGAGGCGCGGGCAACGGCTCGGGCAACGGCTCACCCATTATCATGCGCGCCGGCACGGGTGGCGCGGGCCTTGGTGGCGACGCTGGCGATCTATTGTGTGAGGCTGGCACGTCCGGTGGTGCAGGCTCTGCCGGTGGCGGCGCTACGTTTCGCACCGGCCCAAATTCGGTGGGCAATACGCCGGGCCTACTTCTGATTGAAACGCCCGATAACACGGGCGCGGACGCTGGCGCGGCTACGTTTCGCACGGGTAGTTCGTTTTCCGTTGGCGCGGGTGGTGACTTGAATTTCACCACTGGCAGCGGCTTCTCAAACGGTGGAGACATGGCATTTGTTGCCGGTGGATCGGCTGGCGTCGGTGGGCTGATATCGTTCACGCCGGGCGGTGGTGCCACAAGCGAGAGCCTATATCTCAACACGCCAACGGGACCTCTCACCGAAGAGCAGCCGATCGTCCACCTAAGAAATCAAGGCGTGGGGACGGGTGGCGGCGAGGATGTCCAGATGTTGACGGGGACATCGGACCCGACGGGATTTGCCGCTAACCCTGATACCGCCTCGCTGTTTTTCCGCGATAACGCGGGGCTCGGTGAGCTTTGGGTCAAGCGCGGCGCAGCCGCTAGCGCGTGGGAGAAATTGGGCGCGCTCGCGTACACACTAGGCGCGGCAAAAGGCGCGGCCTACACTGCCGTCGCAGGCGAGCACGTGCGGGTGCTAGCAGCGCTGGCGCCACCGATCACGATGCCCGCGTCGCCACTCGCCGGGGAGCGGGTGGGGATCGTGGACACGAGCGGATCGGTTACCACCTATACGATGGACGGTAACGGAAATAACATCGTCCAACCCGGAGGATCACTAGTGGCGACGGCCACAATTCCCGGCAGCCGCGGATCGTATATCTGGAAATTCGATGGGGTGGATAGCGTTTGGAGACTGGAATAGTGAATGATCTTTTGACTCAAGTTGGTGTCGGTGGGATTTTCGCAATTCTCTTGATTGATCGCGTTCTGAAATTCGTGAAAGATTGGAGGGCCCAAGACGCGACAATCCCCAAAGCGGTGGACTCCACCAATACCGGGCCCCACGACGCTCTTATGTTTTCTTCCGCCACCAGAAAATTGGAAGATTTGCACCGCGTGATCGAGGCCCGAGATGATGATGGAGTCCCGCGGGTTTACACTCCCCGGAGACACTCTCAATTGCTTGAAGAGCTAATCGTCCTAACGCGCGAGTCCGAAAACACCCAAACGGAATTGCTCAAAGCGGTTAACCTTAACACGTCCGCAGTCAACCACCTCCGGGACGCGGTGAACACCCTGTCTCGGAGGGATTCTGGAGTCCCGTCTGGGGTTCACTTAGCACCGGAGCGCAAAAAATGAGACGGCCAACGATCGACCAAAGCGCGGCCACCACGGGAGCGGTCCTCGCAATTCTTGGAGTTTTCCACGTGGCCGCATTCTTGGGGATCTCCGGGGATGATTTGGCCATTGTAGTGGGAGCGCTCGCTACTCTCGGCGGGGTTATCCGCCACCGCTTCGAGGCCGGGAGAGACGGACCCGCGGAGGATATCCTCCCCGCTGATAGCGAGGTGGACCCATGAGTCTTCCGATCGATGTCGGCTCGGTCGTGGTCGACTGCAATGTCGGACCGCTTACCGTCACGCGTCGCACCGTGCCGGTGCAAAACTCATACGGGGGTTTCGACCCCGCGGCGTCGGTGCTGTTTCTACTCGCTCCCGTCGCGGCGCACGTCGCCACCGGGCGCGACCTTGAGCAAGTCCCCGAGGCGGATCGCAACCGAGAGACGGTGCAATTCTACGCGAGGGATGCCTCATGGCCAGCGGGTCAAAGCATCGGCTTTCGCGTGGCCGATCAAGGGCACGCCCCCGACGTGATCACGTATAACGGGCGAGACTACCGTTTCACGACATCGCAAAACTACAGCACGCAAGGTGCGGTATGGTGCGGCCTAGCAACTCTAGTTGATCTACAGGCAAAACCGTGATCCCCGTACCCCTTCGACTCGACCGCGTGCAAAGCTCGCTCTTCAATACCCTCGGAGACGCGGTCGATCCGGTGCGCGTTGCGTGGGCGTACGGTGAGCAAGTCTTCGAGGATATCCCCGACGAAGGGCTCGTTTCGTTGACGATGTTGGGGGGCCCGTCTCCGCATCTTCGAGGAGGCAAGCGCGGCACGATCCTCAACGCCGCCGACTCGATCATCGTAACCGTGGACGCGGTTGAGGTCGGCAAGCGGTACATCGTCCGATTGAATTGTTTTGACTATCGCACCGACGCCGTGCTCGGAGATACACCGACCACGATCCGCGATCGACTACGCGACGAGATCAACGACGACGCACTCGAAAGCGTGACCGCGTCGGACAGTGGCGTCGACGCCATAACACTCACCGCCGACTACCTCGGGGGTATGCGTGATCTCTTCTTGATCGGGGCACTGTCGTCGTCGGGTAAAGTGCTCAACGGGAATTCGGTGCTCGTCGTCGAAGGCTCGCAATCGATGCTCGTGAATGTCCAAGTTTTCTCGAAGTGCCGCGAGCCTCGAAACGGGGCTTGGGCCATCGCGCAACAAGTCCTTGCCGCGCTTCAATCCGAAGACTACATCGAGACCCTTCGACGCTTTGGCGTTGGCGTTTGGTCGAAGGGAGTCTTGACCGATCTTTCTGCCATCGCCGGGGCGCATTGGGAAACGCGAGTTTCCTTCGACATCAACATTGCCGCGCGTGCTTTTTGGGTTCGTCCCGTTGCGCGGATCGACACTCTCACCGCCAACATCACGGTCAACAATCCCACCGGTACACCCGCGGGATCTAGTACGTTCACCAACACCCCGTAAAACGAGGAAACATGCCCGCCGCAATTATCGAATTCATCGACGTAAACGTCACACTCACCGGGGTTTCGGTGGAGAAATTTTCCTTCGGGGCGTTGCTCGGTGTCTTCTCGCACACCGTCAACACCGATCGACAGAACGGTCCGTACTTTTCACTTGCCGAAGTTGAGTTGGCGGGCTTCGACTCGGGCGCGGAGCCCGAGGTTCACGCATGGGCGTCGGCAGTCTTCGCGCAAGACGACGGGGTCGATCAACTGATCATCGGCTTGCTCGCCGTTGCCGACGCTGGCGACTACGGTGTTGCCCTCACCGCCATCGAGGCGGCCGGGCCGAACGATTGGTACATCACCAACATCGAAAGCCGACTAGACGCGGACCTTGCAACGGTTGCCGCATGGACTGAGACGCGCGCCAAGATCTTCGTCGGACAGTCCGACGACGCAACGCTCGTTGCGTTCACGGCATGGCAGGGGCTCGGGTACAACCGAAGCGCTGGCATCTTTCACGACACCGACAGCGAGTACCTCGATGGCGCATGGTCGTCGAGTGGCGGCGGGCTCAATCTCGACGCCCCGGACGGCGCCGGAATTTGGGCGTACCGACAGCTTGAAGCCGTCCCCTTCGATGCTGTAACGGGTGCATTTGCGACGACCTTGTACGCCGTCGATGCCAACCTCTTTGGTCGGAACAAAGGCGTGTCTTTTACGTCGAAGGGCACGATGGCATCGGGCCGCTTCATCGACATCACGACGTCGATCGATTGGGTCACGGCTCGAAGTGAAGAAGCGTGGATCGCTCTCGCGGTCGGGACACCCACAAAGATCCCGTACACTAACGCGGGGATCAACCTCGTCGTCGCCGCGTTGCAAGACGTGCTCAACCGCGGCGTAACTTTCGGGCACTTCTCGCCCGACGTGCCGCCTATCATCACCGCCCCCGACGCCTCGGAAGTATCGGGGCAAGACAAGATCGATCGGCTCCTCACATTACAAGCGGAAGCCGTGCTTGCGGGCGCCGTGCAAAAGGTTGTCTTCAACCTGAACTTGACTTTCTAGGATAAGGAAAAACACCATGCGCCAATACTCAATCGACACTGTGGAGCTTGGTTGGCTCGGACTTGATCTCAAGCCCGGCCTTGCCCAAGGCTCCTCAATCACCGAAGCTCGCAACGCTCCATCGTGGACCATGAAACCAACGGGGCAAGGCAAGGTTGTCCGCGTGTATAACCCCGACCGCACGGGCACCGTGTCGGTCGTCGTCGATCAAGAGTCGACCACGCACCAACAACTCAAAGCTATCGCCGCGTCGGACCGCGCTCCCGCTACGCGCGATCAAGTCTCGACGATGCGAATGACTGACGCGTCTTCGGGTGAAGTGATCGAGTGGAAAAACGCCTTCATCATCACCGAGCCCGACGCGTCACGCGCGACAGAATCGGCAACCTTCACGTGGGTCTTCGGTTTTGAGAGTCGATCAAGCGTCGCGCTTGCGGACAACTTGACCAACCTCGTTGGTACGTGAGAAGTGAATGCGACAGTTTGCAAGCGACTTGATCAAGGTGTCCTTTTTTGGTCTCGACATTACGCCGGGACTTGCACAGGGAACCTTTCTCCAAGTCACAAGAAACGCGGACGCGTGGTCGCAGAAACCCAACGGGATCGGCGGGGTGTTGCACCTCTTCAACCCCGACAAGTCGGGGGAGATGTCGTTGCAGATCGACGGCGAGTCCCGCACCCATCAAGAGCTTGTGACGTTCCACAACGCGGACCTCATCTCGCGCTCGCTCGCGGGGCCGCTCATGGTGTGGGACGTCAACACAAAAGAGATCTCGTACTACAACAAAGCGAGGATCAAGACGCTCCCCAATTTGCAAAAGGGAACGCAAAGCACGATCTACACTTGGGTGTGGATCTTCGGTCAAGAAGTCCGGCAACCTTTCGGCTTCAACAACAACGTAGTCGGCTCGTAAGAGCGACGGAGAAAAAGCATGGCGATCACAAAGACGCATACCAAAGTAATCGAAGGAATCACGTACACCACAACCACGCTCCCCGCCTCGGCGGGGTTGACGATCTTGCCGAAGGTAATGTCGATCTTTGGCGAGGCTTTGATCGGGCTCTTCTTTGCAGTCGACGACGAGTCGAAGGCGGAGGTGTTTGCCAACCCCAAAGTGCTCGGGGCGATCATCGCAAAAGTCGCGGAGAACGCCGCGGCCGACAACGCACTCCTCGTGCTCAAGGATCTTTTGGTCTCGACCGAGTGCGACCGCGTGAGCATCGGGGATGCCGAAGTGCCGGGCAACGTGCACTCACATTTCGATGGGCATTTCGCCGGACGCTATCGACACTTGATGGAGGTCGCCTTATGGGTCGGCACCTCCAATTTCATCGCGCCCTAACCCGCAAGCCGATCCCGGCTTGGTCGAGGTACATGGGCGCAAGTGGAGCCCACCGAGGAATTGAAGCACCCAACGTGCCGCGAGAGATCATGCTCGCGTGCACGACCGGGGATCGCATCGATGTCGCAACCTACGTTGCGTTGCATACGTCGATCGACATCGATGGGCTCTTCGATCTTTTGGAATTGCAAGAGGTGCATCAGTCGTGGTCGCACGCGGCACTAAGAAACAACTCGGAGCAACATGGCAGGTAAAAACGTAATCGCGGAATTGCTTGTTGCCATCGGCGTCGACTCGAAGGAGGCGGTGAAGTCTGCCGACAATATCGGCAAGGCTTTGAACAAGGCCAAGAAAGCCGCCGACGAAAACACGAAAGCGACCGAGAAGACCGAGCAAGCGTGGCAACGACTAGGCAAGGCGGGCGAGCTTGCGGGTAGCTTCGCGGCGGGGCTCACAAAGATCCTCGCGGGCACGGGCACCGTGCTCGCGGGACTCGGCAAGGGGGTGATCGGCACCGCTGCAAACTTCGAGAAACTGCGCGCGCAACTCAAGACCGCGACCGGCTCCGCGGAGGGTGCCGAAAAAGCCTTCGGCTTCGTCCGAGAGTTTGCCAAGAATACGCCGTTTCAAGTTGAGCAAGTTGTCGGCGCCTTCATCAAACTCACTAACCTCGGACTCAACCCGAGCGAGCGAGCCCTCACCGCGTACGGCGACACCGCGTCCGCGATGGGCAAGGATCTCGATCAACTCATCGAGGCGGTAGCCGACGCAACGACCGGGGAATTTGAGCGGCTAAAAGAATTCGGCATCAAGTCGAAAAGTGAGGGAGATAAAGTCTCCTTCACCTTCCGAGGTGTCACCACGACAGTCGGCAAAAACGCTTCGGAGATCGAAGAGTTTTTGATCGGGCTTAGCGAAAACAATTTCGCGGGCGCGATGGCCGAACAAATGGAGACGCTCAACGGGATCATCTCGAATCTCCAAGACGCTTTCTCTGAATTCATGCTGGCCATTGCGGAGCAAGGACCGCTCGAAGAATTCAAGGCGCTCGTGATGGATCTACGCGACGCGAGCGGAGACAAGGAGGGGCTCGCCAAGACGCTCGCCCGCGTCTTGGTCAAGGCGATCCGCACGCTACGCGGCGCGCTCAAAGGCGACTTCATCGAGACGCTCAAGACCGCGGCGAAGACCATCGAATTCGTCGTCGACAATTTCAAGCTCTTCATCGGCTTGATCGCGGGGGCGAAAACCTTTCAAGCGTTCGCGTCGCTTGCAACGGGGCTCCGCGCTATGGGCTTCGCGGCTAGTACCGCGCTAGGACCGATCGGTCTTATTGCGACGGCGATGATGGCGTTGATCCCGATCGCCGGGGACGTCAACCGTGCGATGGGCGAAGTCTTCGGCGGTGCTCAAGGCAAGGCCCCGCCCGTCGAGCCGGAGGAGGAGATGGGCGCGGCGGATTTCGAGGGTGCCGGATCGTTGCAGTCCCGCGCCTTCGCTCTCGACAAGAAGATCTCCAAGGCGCGCAAGCGTCTCAGCAAGCGAGGCGCGGATGTCGGCGGGCTCGCATCGAAAGATCTCGAAAAGTTACAGGCACAAAAGCGCGGGCTTATTCGGGAGAACGAGCGAGCCAAGGCGAGCGCCACGGCACAGGCGGCCGCCGACGCGGAAGCCGAGGGGCAACGACAACGCACCGCGGCCACCGAGTTGCTCGCGCAAGGCGGCGGCTCACTTGGGCAAGTCCGAGCCGCGCGGGATACTCTCGGGCTCACGCAAGGCGAGGAAATTGCGAGCGCCGAGGATGCGCAATTCGATCGGGATCTTGCGACCGCGCGCCAACGTCTCAACATCCGCGAGGGTGCCGAGCTAACCGACCGGCAACAATCGGTGCTTGACGATGTCGCGGTCGGATTGTCCGAGGGCAAGTCGCTCGAATCGTCGCTATCGGCCGCGGACAAGACGACGCGCAAGCGTTTCGGCGGGGGCAAGAAGGGCAAGAAAAAGAAAAAGCCCGCGGTTACATCGGCAACGTCGATCTCTGAGTTCTTTGCACAGGCTTCGCGCGGTGATCTTGGACCCATCGCCGCACGTACTCCAAGCGTCAAGGACATCGAGCCAACGGTTGCGATCGACATCACGAACAACAACTTTGATTTCAAGGTAACGCAAACGATCTCGGGGGTGATGGATCCCAAGGCGGCGGGCGCCGCTTCGGTTGAGGCGATCAAAAAAGAATTCGATACGCGGCTTGCGGTTGCCGGTCAACAGATGGACTCGAATCTCGTGAGGTAAAAACATGGTTTCTCCCTTCATCGAATCCCCCCTTGGCGGCATCCTCGGTGCACGCACCGCTTCGTTTTTTCGACTCGACCGGTTGACCCTCACGCCGATCGAAGCGCTCCCCGATCTTGTACCGGCGCGGCTCGGTGGACTAGCCAACCGCGTCGTGCTCGATATGGTCGACTCCGAGGATGTCGAGCTATCGTATCAAGTCACTGAGAATCCGTTGCAAGATTTCACGACCGCGACGAGCAACGTGCACCGAGCGCTCAAGCGTATGACCCTGTCGGGCACACTCATCTCGGGCATCGATCTCCCGCTCATCGGAGCCACGGGGCTCGGGGGCATCCCCGGCTTCGGCGGGGGTCTTCGTGCGGACCTTTTGCGGCTGGCGAAACTCGAAGAGATCGCGGACCGACGCGAGCCGATCATGGTCGTCACCCCGCGTCGATCTTTCCCCACGGCTTTCATCGAGTCGATCTCCCCTTCGTGGACTCCCGACCAAGGCGACAACACGCTCGTAACTATCACGATCGTCGAGGCGCGGATCGTCTCACCGCTCACCGGTGCGACGGTGCCCGATGTCGCCGGCTCCGCGACCGGCAACAACGCACCGACCGGCGCGGGTGCACAGGCACCAACGCCCGTGCAAACTCAATCCGTCACCCCGCAATCTTTCCCCGCCTCGCCCGAGGTGATCCCCGCGTTGGACTTCTAAGCCATGGCAATCGTAGCGATCACGGTACAGTTTCGAGAAGACGAAACGCATACGTCGCAGACGCTCACCCTCAACGGTGTCCGCTTCCGACTCGACACGTACACAAACAAGTACGATGGTTGTTGGTATCTCGACGTGTACGATGGTGACAACGTCGCGCTCGTGCAAGGTCTCGCGCTCGTCACCGGGCTTGATCTCTTGTACCCGTACCGGTACCTCGATCTCCCCGCGGGGCTGCTCTTCGTCAATGACTTAACGGGCCCGAGTGAAGACCCCGGGCTTGACACTTTTTTTGATCAAGGTGCGGCGCTGTATTACGAGGAGGTACCGGCGTAATGGTCGCGGCTTTTCAGCGTTTCTTCATCCCGTCGACGAAGCTAATGACAGCCCAAGGGATCATCTTCAATCCAGACGGCCAAGGGATTCGGATGCAATGGACGATCACCCGCGACAACACGCCGACGCCGGACACTGGTGAGGTCGTGATCTTCAATCTCTCCCCCGCATTGTCGGGCGCGATATACGAAGCGTGGTCGGCTTTCTCGAAGTCGTCGGGGTACCTTGTCGACTTCGGAATTGGGTGGGAGAGACTCTCGCAAACTGTGATCCGCGGAGACGTGTGGCGCTTCGTGCCAGCGAAGCGAACACCGACCGATGTACTTTCGATCTTCTCGATCGGGGACGGCATCAAGAACGTACGCGATCAAGCGACGGGCGCGTCTTTTTCCAAGGTCGATCTCGGCACGGTGCTCACCGCTTTTATCACCCTACCGCCCAACCCCGGCGACACCGCGGGGGGTGGGCTCGGGTTACTATATCCGCCCGAGTCGAAGGCGCTCGTGAGCGCGGCCGCGGCCGCGCTCAAGGTGCGCACGTTCAACAACATCCCGGCCGGGTACAACACGCGCACCTTCATCGACTTCGCAATGGCCACGCTCGGGCTAGAGTGGCGCGTTCACAACGGCGCCTTCGTTGTGATGCGCGGCGGCATCTCGGACAGGCTCCCACCGATCCTCGCACCGCGCACCGGGCTCATCGAGTACCAAGTCCGCGACGATGGTGGCATCGATCTTTCGGCACTCGCCAACCCCGACGTCGAGCCCGGCGTGCAAGTCCTCGTGCAAGACGATCGCGGTGTGCCCTTCGGGGCCCCCGCGTACCGCGTCGACAAAGTCATTTTCACCGGAGACACAACCGCCGAGTCGCTCATGCAAGTCTCGGCATCGAAGGCGCTGATCTAATGGGAAACCGCGAGCAACAAGCCGGGCTCTTCACGATGCCCAACGATCCAAAGATCCCCGATCTTTTTCGGGTCGCGTTGCGGGGTCTTCAACTCACCATGCGGACGCACACCGTGTGCACCGTGACCGCGTACAATCCGGCCACGCAAAAAGTCTCGGTGCTCGTCGACATCTTATCGGTGATGGTCAACAACGCGGTACCGCCGACGCGTGCCAACCCGCTCCCGACGACGACACAAAAGCCGATCACGCTCATCGACATCCCGGTTGCGTTCACCCGCACCGCGGCGGGGTACTCGACGCTCCCGATCGTGCCCGGCGACAAGGGGGAATTGCACGTCCAAGATCGGAGCCTCGATGCGTGGCTTGATCTCGGCACGGCCACCGACCCCGTCGCCGCGTGGACCCACAATCTAGCCGACTCAATTTTTCACCCCGCGATCTTCAACGACACCAACCCGATCGTCCCTCCCACCTCGCTCACTCATCACGTGATCGAGGGCCCTCTAATTGCACTCGGTGCGCTCGCCACTTCCCTCCCCGTGGGCGCGCCCCTCGTGAGGGGCACCGAACTCGCCGCCGCTTTCACGACGTACACTGCGACCGTGGCGACCGCTGGCGCTACCCATGCCGCCGCCTTGCCGCCCAACCCCGTCACCAACGCGGCGTACCTTGTCGCCATCACCACGGCCACGGCTACACTCGCGGGCACGATCGCCTCGTGGCTTTCGGTCAAGACTTTCACCGAGTAGCAACATGGATCTTTTACTCACCGATTACGACATGGATCTCACCAACGGCGAATTGACTTTCGTGCTTGGGCGCGAGGCCATCGGACAACACGTCGAGATGCGCTTGCGGACGTGGCTTGAGGAGACAGTTTACGATGTCACCGCGGGGGTGCCGTGGCTGCAAGTTATCTTCAAGGGCAAGAATCCAAACTTGCCTTCGATCCAATTCATCCTTGAGCAAAATATCCTACGTACGCCCGGCGTTGAGGGGGTGCAATTCACGACCTTCAATCTGGACAGTGGGACGCGCGTGCTCAACATCGCCGGCACCATGCAAACGATCGACGGCGAGATCGACTTCTCCACAATCATCGAGGCCACACCATGAGCTTTCAATTGACAGCGTCCGGGTTAGAGACCCAAACACAAGCCGAGATCGTCGACGAGTTGTCCGCGAAACTTCGCGCGACCTTTGGCAACAACCTCAACACCTCGACCTCGTCGATCATGGGACAATTGGTCAACATCGTTTCGGAGTTTCGAGCGCTTGATCAACAAGTCGCGCTCGCAATTTATCGGTGCTTCGATCCCAACGGGTCGGTCGGCGTCGGACTCGACCGACTTGCCGCGCTCACCGGCTCCATCCGCAAGGGTGCAACGGTGTCGGTGGTCGAGGTCGTCTTCGACTTCAACGCGCCCGGCGTTGTTGCCAACGGTGACATCTTCAACAACGACGATACGTCGACGCTATGGCAAGCGACGGGCGGCCCGTACGCGGGCGGCCCCGGTGCGGTTGCCGGTGTCTTGTCTGCCATCGACACCGGACCGCTCATCGCAAACTCCAATACCAATTGGTCGCTCGTCACAGCTA